CTTTTCTTTTTTGTTCAAAATGTCTAGCACCACTAACAGCTAAATGTGTGCATGGTGGAAAAGCTATCATCATATCCCAGCCATCATTAATAATATCTGCAATATCACCTTGGTAATGTTTGCCAGGAATATCTGTTGGCTCAATATCACATGAAGTTACATCATGACCTAACTTTGTAAATGCTTCTCTTACAGTTCCACTAAACTCACAAGCTATTAATATCTTCATTAGTAATCCCAACCCCAACCCATAGTCTGACCCCACACTTCTATCTGTTGTTGGTATTCTGTCATTTCACTTGTGGTTAGTTTTGTTGTTGACTTTATAAGTTCTACAGGCATACCTGCTATTTCAGTTTGGTAACGTAAAAATTTAAAACCACACAATTCATGGATACGGTCTTTCTCAATCCCCAAATGATTACTTAAACTTGTATATAGTTCCCATAACCTTTCGTTCTGTTCAAGACTACGGTTAAGTTTAGCGTCTGTTACTGTTACACGCCAGCGTTTAGTAAAGTCAAGAGTTTTTAGTTTCTCTATAAGCTGGGGTAAGTTGTCTTTGGTTAGCGACCACTTTATCATCTCTCCATCCTTTCGTTTTAAATACTTGTCCGTCTTTAGAAGTTGCTTTGTATTCTATATCATTTCCAAATAGCTTTTTACATTCTTTTATGAAGTCATTTATGGTCATGGACTCTCCTTGTATCGCAATCCTTTTGGATCAAACCAAAAATTAAAGTTACCTTCCCATTGTGCATTACGCTGCTTCTGAACAAAGACCTTGCAATCAGGAATAATCTTTAGTTCTTCTTCAGGTGTTTTACCAGCTTCAACTAACTTTTCTTTAGACCTATTACGCCATACACAAATAATATTATCGCATAAATTTCTGATATGTGAACTACCCATGATGTTTGTAGCATCTGGTATTTCATCCTCTGACTTCATCTTACGAGTATGAGCAACCAAAAAAATTGCAATGTTTAAATCACGTGACACAACTGCTAACTTATCTACGAACAGCTTTTGAGCTTCTAAAGACTCTTCAGATATATCACTCATCTTCATAAGACTGTCAATCACGAATACATCTACACCAAGGATATGTTTTCCATAGTATAGCGTTGCTATCATGTCTTGTGAAGTAGTGACACCTGTTTGATCGTAAATATATAACTTGTCTTTAGCTCTATCTGTCCACTTACGAATAAAATCATCTGTTGGTTCTGGTGATCCTAAAGTTTGTGTAATCATACGAGCTAATGTTAATACAGGTCTCATCTCTAAACTAGCTACTAAGCATTTAGTATTCTGTCGCATCATAGCTAATATGACTTGTGATAACCACATACTTTTACCATGACCTGATACACCGGTGAGAATGTTTACTTCCGCATTCCTAACACGAAACTTATCTTCCGTCTTAATCCAGCCAAGTGATTTACCACTATGAATTTCCTCACCAAAATACTTGACCAAATCATCAGCAAATATATCTGTACTTTTAACTTTAAACTCTGCATGACTAAACTCCTGTTCGTAGTAATCAGTAATGACTGACTGATTGACAGTTAGTTTATTTATTACTTCACCTATGTTCACTAAATACCACCTTCCCAAACTTTACGTTCTGTTGGCATTTCACCATCATTCCATCTTTCCTGGTTCAATAGCGTTAATGGAGCTGGTGAGAAACCATCTTTCCATGATTGAGTATCTTTCATTTTCTTTACATACCCTATCACTTCATCTGCTATAGCGTCAAGATTTTTATTAGCCCATCTTTCTAAACAAGTTTTCTTGTTGACTTTACGAACATTAGGATAGTTTTCCCAAAATTCATCAAACCTATTGGTCGTTTTAACGACATATATATCTTCTCTTTTCTTCTCTTCTCTTCTCTTCTCTATGCTAGCAGGTTGATAGTTTTCCTCTAGCCAACCTCTAGTAAATAGTTCATTTACTATTTTTTCAATAAAGTCAATAGGATAATGAAGTCTAAAAGCGATCTCATAGTTGTCAGGTAATATGCCATCACTTTCAGAACCAAGACACCATAACTCTACTAAAACAGCTTTTTGTTCAAAAGATAACTTATGTATCTCTATGTCATTAATATAATCCGTACCATAAAATTTAAACCATGTCATCTTTTTTTGATAACGTGGGTTTCTAGGCTTATAAAGGTTAAACTTCTCCCAATTCTTAATTCTCATATACTCTCCTTAAAATAAACATTCTTCATATAATTCTGACATTGGCACGACTTTTGCTTTAGGCGTTCTAGGCAGAATATGGAGCTTGCAATTAGACCTATTCTCAAGAAACCATAACGCAGAAGCCTTGTTACTAAAGGCTCTTATAGGTTTTCCATCAAATTCATCTAATATAATGTAACGCAATATCTCCATGGAGCAAAACATTACCACAATGTATTTCTATTTGCAAACTATTTTATTTCTAGTAATTTACTATAAAATACTTGACAAGTTATTTTAGGTCATTAAGATAACTATTGTAATTTTAACTAGGAGAGAAACATGAGTATTAAAACAATGATTATTACTGCAATAGCTTTTTGGTGTTATGTAGCTTTATGTATATGGGTTATGGGTAAGTTAGCAGGTGCAATATGAATAAGTGGATATGGCTATTCCTTTTTGTATTTTGGGGGTATATAATATGGCGAATGGTTTAGAGCATATAGCAGATATACTTAAACGATTGAATGATGAACTTAAATTAGATAACGATAAATGGGAGAGAGCAAATGAGTCAACAACAACATTACGACCAAGTGATGTCACAATTACATCAACAAGAGGAGAGAGCAAAGATGAACTATAACGAACTACGCAAGATTAATGTATCAGATCATATTGAGAAAAAGAATGGTCTATCATACTTATCATGGGCTTGGGCTGTGGATACTCTTCTACAGCAAGACCCAACTGCAACATGGACTTATGGCGAACCTAAACAGTTTGGTGAAACACTTATGGTATTCTGCACAGTCCATGCGTTTGGTAAGTCTATGACTTCACAATTACCTGTGCTTAACTTTAGAAACCAAGCTATTCCTAACCCTGACGCTATGGCAGTTAATACAGCTATGCAAAGATGTTTAGCTAAAGCTATTGCATTACATGGTATTGGTTTATATATCTATAGCGGTGAGGATATTCCAGAGTCAGAACAACCAACTCTAAAAGCAGTATCTAGTAAGGACTTTCTATGATAGAACAACGCACAGATGAGTGGTTTCAACAAAGACTAGGCAAGGTGACAGCATCCAGAATATCGGATGTTATCGCCAAGACTAAAACAGGTGTATCTACATCTCGTCAAAACTATCTTGTCCAATTAGTATCAGAACGTCTTACAGGCAAGAAAGGTGATAGCTTTGTCAACCAGGCTATGTTAGATGGGATTGAAAGAGAAAGTGCTGCTAGAGAGCTTTATATGCAATCTAAAGGGGTATCTGTAACAGAAATAGGTTTCTTTGACCATCCTGTTATTAAGAATAGTGGTGCTAGTCCTGACGGTGCAGTAAATGCAGAAGAAGAAGGTAAGTATGCAGGGCTAATTGAAATTAAGTGTCCTATAGAAACTACGCATACTAATACACTTATGAGCAAGTCAGTTCCTAGTAAATACATTCCACAGATGCAATGGCAATTAGCTTGCACCGGTGCTAAGTGGGTAGATTTTGTTAGCTATAATCCTAATTTCCCTGTAGAATTACAACTCTTTGTTTCTAGGGTTGAAAGGGATAATGATTATATTGCAGAACTAGAAGCTGAAGTGGTTAAGTTTTTAGACGAAGTAGAACAAACAATTATTAAACTAAAGGAGTAGTGTATGGAAGACCCTAATTTATTAACAAGTAAAAACAGGAGAAATGTTGTAACCATAACAGAAATTCATGACAGATTTATTGTGCATGATGTTATAGCTGATGAACTTACTATTTGTGAACTTTCATCAGAGCTAGAAGAAACAATAAACGATATTTTTTTCCCACACAGAATTACAACACAGGAGTAATATATGGCTGAGTATGACAAAACAAACACGTTTACCTTAAACAAGAATGATAAAGGTGATAATCCTAAACGACCAGACTATAGAGGAAAGTTAAATGTAGATGGTATTGAATTTACTTTATCAGGTTGGGTTAAAGAAGGTCCTAATGGTAAATTTATTGCTGGTGCTGTAGCAATGG